ATCAAGCAGGTTGAAGTTTCTATTAAGGGCTTGACTATGAATGAAATGTTTGAGGTACTGCATAAAAAATCAGTTAACTTATGGGCAGGTTTTTTAAGAAGGAATTGGCTTTAATCAATCTTAATTTGTATCTTTAGGTAATGAAAGTATCATTCACAGGAGCTCAATCAACAGGTAAGACTACTCTACTTGATGCTATTAAATCAAACGAAGTCTACAGATACAACTATGAATTTATTGACGAGATTACTCGTAGGATGGTTAAGAAAGGTCTGAAGATAAATGAAGCAGGGAGTAATACCACGCAGTTACTAATCATGAATGAGCATATTAAAAACTTGCTTTATGAAAATGCTATCATGGATAGATGTGCTGTAGATGGGGTGGTTTATACCCATTGGCTTTACCAGCAGGGTAATCTCGAGAAGTGGGTATTTGATTATGCTGTTAATGTTTTTAATCATTATAAGGATCGTTATGATTATATTTTTTATCTTAAGCCAGAGTTTGCAATAGTGGATGACGGAGTGAGGAGCATCAATACTCAATTTAGGGATGGGATAGTAGATCTGTTTGATCAGTATATTAATCAAATAAACATCCCGGTAATTAATTTAACCGGCTCAGTTGCCGAACGTTTAGAAAAGTTTTATATTACAATAGATAAACATGGATCATAATAAAAATCAAGAAGCGGTAATAGCAATCGCCGGAAAGCTGAGGTTAAGCCTATTTATAAGAAAGGCTTATGTACTATCTTTATTTAAAAACATCACCCTTAGGTTTAAAGTACCTAGGCAAATTCACAACACGGGCAAACAGGCCCAACTTTACAGTTTTTGATTATATGGGATCTGGAACAGTTTGGAAGCAGCATATTAAAAAACACGATCTAACAGCAAAAGATATACACACAGAAATACTTTTAGAAACAGAAGATTACCGGAACTTACAGAAAGTAGCTTTAGAGTACAGTGCAAAGTTTTTAGTGGTTGAAAATAGTGATTTTGCAAACCTAGTACCGGAAGATGGATCTTGTCCAGTAAAGTATACAGACTTTACAAAAAGAGCGACACCAGAGTATCGAGAGAAAATGAGTATAGCGTTAAAAGGGAAGCCTAAATCGGAGGAGCACAAAGCAAAAATGAAACCATTTGAAAAAGGGCACATACCGTGGAATAAGGGGGTAAGTGCACCTTATTGCAGAACTGAGGAGACCAGGGAAAAAATGAAAGCAGCGCAAATTAAAAGAAATTTAAAATCACTTAAAGAACGATTTGATCCTATTATTGAAAATCTACTATACGATCTACAGTCGCTAGGCAGTGTGCAAAAGGTTAAAGAGAAATACAAAATTACTTATATGACAATACAGAGAATTAAAAAAATATATGGAAAATAATTTACAAGCCGATGTTATCAGAATAGCATCAAAACATTTGGGTAAAGTAGGAGGGGAAGGTTATAGCGACCTTTATGATCCTTCCTTGCTAGTAGCAATCCCTCGTTATTTCAATCGAGAGTCTTATGGAATTAAAGAAGAGCAACTTCCTTTTGTGGGAGGGGATGTTTGGAATGCTTATGAAGTTTCTGCTCTGACTGAGAAAGGACTTCCGGTATCTGGTATGATGAAAATCTACTACAGTGCTGATTCTCCTTTACACGTTGAGTCAAAGTCAATCAAGCTTTACTTAAATTCATTTAACATGACTAAAGCCGGGCAGACTGCAGAAGAGTGCCGTGAGTACGTTCAAGAGACTGTTGCCAGGGATTTATCTGAAGCTTTAAATAGTAAGGTTAATGTTAAGTTCTATTTGAATGATCTTACTCCCGAGTTTGAATTCGGAGGAGACTTTATTGATCTTGAACGATTGGTTAATTTGGATGAAGTTGAATTTGATACTTTCCATTCAGATTCCTCTCAGCTGAAAGTCAATCCTTCAGAGCTTGAATTTAATGTAGAGACTAAGATTAAGTCTAACTTACTAAGATCAAATTGCAGGGTGACTAATCAACCGGACTGGGGTGATGTTTACATTCACATGAACGGTACACTAGTTCCGGATTATGAATCAATCGCTAAGTACATTGTATCTCACAGACAGGTATCTCATTTCCATGAGGAGATTTGCGAGATGATTTATATTCACTTAATGGAAGCTTATGATCCTACCGAACTTATGGTTGCTTGCTTGTATACCAGAAGAGGAGGCTTGGATATCAATCCAATTAGAGCAACTAGCCATGACTTAATCCCAGGCATGTTTACCAGCGTTAACTACAGAAACAAAAAAACCTTAAGACAATAAAATGACAGACGTACTATTACTTGTATCCGTAATCGCAGTGATGATTATTGCTGGAGTTACATTACACAACCACTCTAAAAAGACCAAGCAAGAACTAATGGATGAACTTGCTAACGAAGAGGAAGCAGCTACAATCCAAGAAGAACCAGCCCCCGAACCAGAAGTTGAGCAGGTGGTTGAGAGTCAAGAAGAAGCTCCTGCACCAAAGCCTGCCAAGAAGCGCAGACGTGGTCGTCCGGCAGCGAAAAAAGATTAAAAATAATTAGGGGGGTAGTTGCTTACTCCCCTTCTTCTTCGTATCTTTAGGTATAGATATAAGAAATAAAAGTTATGAAAAACACATTTTTAACCATCGACCAGATCGCTAAAGCTGCTCCAGCAGCAGTAAGTACAACCTCAGCTGCTAATGTATCTGGGAAGTACGTTCACGTTCCAACCATCGACCTTATCGAAGATATGGCAAAACTTGGATGGGGAGTAACGGATGCTAAGCAAGTCCGTTCTAAGAAGGAAGGCACTGCAGATCATAAAAAGCATTTGATTACCTTCAGAAACGATAATGTGGTTATCGCATCAGAGGACGGTGAGGTGGTTTATCCTCAGATCCTTTTGAGTAACTCTCATGATGGTTTATCTTCATTCCAATTCCGGGCAGGTTTATTTAGATTAGTTTGTACTAACGGATTAGTGATCGCTACTAAGGAATTCGGTGCAATGTCTATCAGACATAAAGGATACTCTTTTGATGCTTTAAAGCAGACGGTTATGGGTCTTGTAGAAGAACTTCCGGTTACTATTGAAACTTTGAATAAGTTTAGGGAAGTAACTTTGACTGAAGAGCAGAAGGCTGAATTTGCTTTAGCTGCTCTAGGGATTAGATTTGGTGAGAATGGAGCAGAAGTAACTCCGGAGGAGATTCTTAAACCTACCCGTAAGGAGGATGAGGGGGATGATTTGTGGGTTGTATTTAATATCATTCAGGAGAAAATGTCTAGAGGAGGCTTTAAATACAAAGCATCTACAGGCAGAAATAAGACTGCAAGATCAATCAAAAACTTCAATAGGGATATTGAATTGAACGAGAAGCTTTACCAGTTAGCAGAATCTTATATCTAAATAAAACAAGGGTGGGGAGTTGTCTCCCCGCCTTTTTATTCGTATCTTTAGGTAATGAGCTATAATAGATTTCAGTACTGGGTAAGAGGCCCAAGGCATAAGAAACTAGGGGTTAAATACTCTATTCAAAAGCAGATCGAGAACGGGGACTTTGAATACCCTAACGACGTTAAGAACGACTTGATGAAACAGAAGAAGAGCTTGGAGAAACGTGTGAAGGAATACTGGGCCGTAAGCCGTAGTAAAGGTCTAAGAGATGATTCTATTAGAGAGAATATTGACCAGATCTATAAAAAGGCAAGAGTAAGCATAATGAAAGTAGAGGAGGAACTTACCAAAGAAGAATTAAAGAGACTGGAAGAATTTAAGCAAGCGGCCTTTAGAAGCAACTACCCCTTTTTAGATCTGGATGTGAAACAAATGATCTGGGAAACTTTGCTAGAAAATTGCCTTGAGAAGAAGAGGAGTAATGATGAGATAAATAATACTTCAGACTTCTATATAGAATATAATAATAGAGTAGAAAGATATATGAGAGAGAAAAGATTAGAAGACCCATTAGTATATTAGAATAAGAATAGAATAGAATATAGATAACCGTAGGATAAGAAAGACGTAGGGACGACCGTAGGGAGTCTATCATACGTACCAACTGTATAGAAGACTGTAGAGAGTACCGTAGACCCTAAGAAAACATAAGGAAAACATATTAAAACTGTATGAAAGAATAAAGAATGTAAGGAGATGGGAAGTGTATGGGAAAACCGTAGTGTGTATTAAATAATAGAAGGGAATATAGGAGACTATAGAAGAATGTAGAATGGTGTGTAGAAAGACTAGAAAGTAAGTAAGTTGGGTATTTTAGAGAATTATAGCATAAATGCCTCCTTAAAGCAACTTTCTATAGAAATTAAGTGTTTTAGGGGGGTTTCTTATCGAATCGAGCAAGATAACCGTAGCAGAGCCCACCGTAGCATATAGTAAACCGTAAGGGAGTCAACTGTAGGAGCAGGCCGTAGCATTAGGGAACCGTAGAGAGCCGACCGTAGGAGCAAGCCGTAGACAAAAAAAAAATTTGACCCAGGCAATAGGGGGGCTGTGCTGTTGAAAGCATTCTAGTACATTTTTGAAGCTGGTTTCAATCGTCGTAACTCCCGGTATCGCAATGATGGTGGGTGAAAGCCTGCCTCTATAATAAATAGTCTGAAAGTAAAAAAATACCTTGCCTAACCGAACTTTGGTTCGTATCTTTAGTACATGCATAAGAAAGTATTCTCAACTGCCCCAAGACAGGACCATGCAGGATTTCAAATCACATTCTCTAACGGGTATACCCTCAGTGTAGCCTTTGGGGAACATACTTATTCAGACCAAGGGCAGACAACGGCAGAAGTGGCCGCCTGGCATTCAGGGGAAGACCATTGGCTGGCCTTTGAGGAAGGAGCCTGGGAGGAAGCCCTGGATGGGCGTACGGCAGTCCTAGGGCACCAGACCCCAGACCAGGTAGCCCGTCACATGGAAATTATTTCAAAATTATAGTTGCTTTATTGAAGGGAAGTTCGTATCTTTAGGAGCCGTTCCCCTTTTTCTTTTCAGGAATCTCCTCAGAACAAACTACGTCTGATCTCTTCAACTTTGCCAGCCGCCCTTCGTACTAGATACTATCCTTCCGACAACATAAAGATACGAACCATCCTTGAGGGGACCAACCGTCTTAGGGAAAAAAAATAAAAAAGATTTCTGTTGCCTGCACAGAAGCTTCTTCCTATCTTTAGGGTATGGAAAAATACAATAGGATAGGCAGGGCCAGGTGGAGGCATCTGAAGGAGACTGCTGACATGTATGAAGTAGTCAGATACCAATACGGTAAGAATAATACCTACTGTGAGGTTAAGGTGTGGAATAGGGACAAGCATGAGAATATCAGATATAATCATGTGATAATAAATCAAAATTGGTACTAAATAAAGTTGCCTCCGGAGAGGCTTCTTCGTATCTTTAGGTATGGAAATGGAAATAAAGGTTATGACAAACTTCACAGAATTAGAACAGCAGGTATTAGATTCGTTAATCTTCAATCTCTATGCCGAGCCCGGCTTCTCAGACGTTGATGCAAAGGATCTGTCTAAAGAGACTGGCATCTCAACCTCTATCGTTAGAGGGGTATTGAGCAGCTTAGTTAAGAAAGGGGTAGTATCTATCCAAGCAACGGAGACTTATGGAGCTCCAGTTTATCAACTTATTTATCTTCAGAAGGCTTTCTGGCATCTTCACCCTAAATGGGCTGAGTATCAAGACCATCCAGACTACTTGTATTATTAATCTTCACTTTCTTAAAGGACCTTCCAGTAACACGGGAGGTTTTTTTTAGTTAGGTTCTTAAAAAAAAAAGAACAAACTCCGTCTGATCTCTTCAGGTTTCTACCCCGCCCTTCGTACTCCATCTTTCCGACATCCTAAAGATACGAACGGTCCTTCAAAGGACCAACTGTCTGTTGAGAAAAATAAAAAAAACTTTTAGTTGCCGCCCCGGCAGCTTATTCGTATCTTTAGGTATGAAAAAAATAATATTTGCATTCGAAGACAGTTTTGCTAATTTAGCAGCTTATGAGAAATTAAATTTCAGCATTACGGTAGACGATGCAGCAAATGGAATTTATTACGCAGAAGCTAATTTGACCGATTATGATTGGTTGGCTGTTTTAGGTTTATTAGAAGATTGCAGCAGATTTAATTTAGAACCTATTTTGCAATCAGGGGAGGAGCTTATCGATCCGGAAGATGCAATTGCATATGCTGATAAGAAAGCTGCAGAAGAATTATTAGGGTTAGAAAGAATAGAAAATTAAAAAAAGTTTAGGGGAGGGTTGGTTCCCTCCTCTTTTCTTCGTATCTTTAGCTTATGGAAATGAAAATAAAGGTTTTTAAAAATGGCAGAGCACCGCAGACTACTGGGACTAGCTTGTCAGGTTATTTGGATAATGTTACTTACCGGGACTTGATTAATGCGTTAGGAGAACCAACGTTTGATAAACCCTCTGGTGATGATAAGACTCAGATGGAATGGGTGATTGAATTCAGGGGTAATCTTTATACCTTATACGACTGGAAGACTTATGACCGGGGGTATACTGAAAATGAATTAACAAGATGGAATATCGGGTCAAAGGTTAATGCGTTTGATTTTATAGGGGAGATGGAGGCAATTATTAATGAGAAAAGAAAAGGAATTTAACTACTACGATTATACTAACCATTATGGCAATCGGATGTTCGCAATAGCGGCCGTGGATGCCATGCCTAAGAATTACTGCCAGGTTCTATTCACCGGGTCCTTCCGGGAGTGTATGCTCAGGTTGGATCCGCCTGGCCTTGAAGGGTCGGTTGAAGATCTAAAAAAACGAATTAAAGTTGCCTCATGAGAGGAAGGTTCGTATCTTTAGGTATGGAAAAAGAAACAAAGGTTATGATAGCAGAATTACTTGAATTGAGAAACATCCTAGCTGATATTGCTTCAGAGTTATACGGAGATCTTTATGTTACTAATGATTCATTCTGGGATTCTCCTACAGAGCAGCAGATGGCAGAAGTTGAAGAGAAGTTGGTTAATCTTGGCCACACTACAGATATTACGCCTGAGCAGTTGGAAGCAGCTAGGAAGATAGCGAAGGAAATGGGAATGGATGATTTGTTTGAAGAAGATGAAATTTAAGTTGCCTTATCGAAAGTAAGTTCGTATCTTTAGGTATAGGAAAAAAGGTTATGAAACTATACACAGAAGAACAAATCAGAAAATTTCTAACGACTAAACAGAGTTTTATTACGTTAGATGACATGGAAAATTTAGAGTACATCGAACTACCAAGTGATGAGGAGATAGATAAGAATGGATATCACTCTGAAGAATACAATGAAGTATGGATAGGTGGTGCAAACTATGTACTTAATAAAATAAAAGAAGGTAACAAATGAGCAACAATAAACAAAGTAGCTTGGAGTTTATATTAAATAATATACACTTAAAAGATTCTTTAAAATGGCCAGAGATTATACAACAAGCCAAAGCAATGCACAAGGAGGAGATTGAAAGAGCATTTAATGAAGGGGAAAAGTTTTTAGAAAAAACAGTTGCCTTATCGAAAGTAAGTTCGTATCTTTAGGTATAATAAAAAAGAAATAAAAGTTATGAAACAAGTATTAAAAGACACAGTAATCGGAGTAGTATTGTTAAGCGGCATCATCATGGCAGCAGCTACATTAATAGTAACGTTGTATAGTTTAGCAGGAAAATAATGGTAATAACAATAGTGATAGTAACATTGTGGACTGGGTTCACAGTGTATGTAGTGACAAAATAATCAAAATAAAAGTTGCCTCCTCGGAGGAAGGTTCGTATCTTTAGGTATGGAAAAAGAAATAAAGGTTATGACAAACATCATCAAACAGACACTAATTGACAGAAGAAATGTAATCCTTCAGGAGATACAGATCTTAGAAGCTCAGAAAAACGAATTGCTTGTTAAGAGAGCAGAGGAAATACTTAAAGAGGTGTTGGTAGACTTTCCGGAGGTTAGCTTATCAATCTCTTACGGAGATACTCTATACTTCAATGTTGATAGGAAAGAGATCCTTTCAATCAATTCAAGAAGCTGGGTAGGGAATTCTAATCACTATTTGAATACCTACTCTACTAATGTCGATACTGAGTTTGAATATAGGAGATTAATCTTCAACGGCAAGGTTGCTGAGGTGCTTTATAAGGGAGGGATGCAGTCTTGTATTGATCAAATCTTTGTAGAGGATGGCTTGCTTGCAATCTATAAAGAACAGTCAGATGTGTTGCATACTGAAGACTATGCTTTGAGTCGTGAGATCGATAAGATGAATAGGGAAGAAGCAGAAGAGAAGAGAGCAAAAGTATTGGAGAGTTTCTATAGCGGGGAAGAGGTAACGTTTGATGAGATGCGAAATATTGAATATGGGAGAGGGAGATACGATACAGTCTACAGAGTGGTGAAATTGAAATGTATTGATAAGAATGCTTCAGGGAAGAAAGTGACCGTTGAGTATACTTGCCTAAATTATGATAAGGAATTAGTAGTCGGCGGTGTGTTAGAGGGAGTTCAGACCAAATACTTGATTGGTCAATTAGTTTAAAACCTTTGTTTATTTTTCATAAAAGTTGGGGGCCTAGTTGGTCCCCTTCTTTATTATTCGTATCTTTAGGTATGAAGATAAAAGATCTAATCGAAAGGCTAAACGAATTCAATCCAGAATCAGAGATTGAGTTTGTAGGGTTGGTTGAGTATGGGTATGGGGAACAGATGGAAATTGTGTCTGAGGAGTGTCACATACAAGAAGAAGATGGTTTCGTTCAATTCATTATTTCAGGAGAAAGTTTAGATCAGGGCTAGGCTTATGAGCACATGTAAGCATCTTAAGACCTATGTTGCAGTCTCTCACCCGGCTTCCGGTCTGAGGATTGTCAAATGCTCTCACTGCAGGGCGACTGTGGGGTAAAATAACAGTTGCCTCCTAAGCGGCTAGTTCGTATCTTTAGGTATGAAACAAATGACAGATCTAAAAATGAGAGAGATGAAGAGAGTATGTCCTATGGATATACCCATGGCACTCCAGGCAAACATCATTGAACTAATCGAAGAAGGATTCAGTGAGGTTGAGATCAAATTATTCATTAGAACTCAAGTGGAAAAAAGTTTAGTCTTTCTTGAGGAATATGTTGCCTGCTGAGAGTATAGTTCGTATCTTTAGGTATAATAAAAAAAGGTTATGACAAAAAAAGAAATCAAAGATCAATTAACAGCTATCAAGAACACTCTAAGCTATATGCTTGAAGAGGGTGACAGGAAAGGTAAAGAGATTAGCCATGCTTATGAAGCAGGACTTTACATAGGGACTATCAGAGCCACTATTCAGGAGCTTGAATACATGTTAGGAAAATAACAGTTGCCTCTTTAGAGGAAAGTTCGTATCTTTAGGTATAGAAAAAACAAATAAAGGTTATGCAAAAACAAATTCAAAACACAATCGAGAAAGTATCAAACAGTTTCCCTTCTTTATTCTCAAGAGAAGATGTAATCAAACTTCTAACAGATTTGAATGCAGAGATGCAGGAAGAATCTCCTAAACCTAATATCGATAAAGATACTCTACTAACTACTTTCCGACAAATGCTTTCGGAGAGAGATTGGGAGGATGTTGTTGATAAGGATGATATTGAATTGAGCCTTAGTTATAATAACCAAATTGAAATCGAGTCAGTTCCAATTGATGAAGACTTCTTAGTACGGTCAGCTGTTGATACGTTAGAAGCTCTTTTGGATGTTTTAGAGGAGAAAGAAGATTAAAAAAGAAGTTGCCTCTTCGGAGGCTTCTTCGTATCTTTAGGTATGGAAAAAGAAATAAAGGTTATGACACAGGAAGATGTAATGACAGCTCTAGAGCATGCAGGAGTTAGAGTAGTGGGAACAACAGAAGAATTTGGAATAGGGAAAGGTGGGATCTGGATCTCAGCAGAAGATACTCCAGGCCTATTCAATTACTGGAGTGAGAAGTGGGTAGATACCTTCGGAGTAAAGCCAGAACTAGATAGATTCATTGAAGCCTGCGGATGGTACTTTGAATGGTATGATGCAGGGACTATGATGGCTTACCCCATCTAAGGGAATAAGAACAGGATAGGAGGGAGTCGGCTACAGTCGGCTCTTTCTGTGTCTACGGTTTACTAGAATCGGTGCTACGGTTTTATCACCACCATAGTACGTACGTATGTAGTACGGTATAGGTAGCTAGCACATACTCAATACAAGTGTACTTAATATCACTATAGTAGTTATCTACGGCCTACTATGCTAAAGCTGCAATCATCCTTTCCGAAGAAATCTTACTATAAGGGTATATATTTATACCTTGTACCACCCAAGACCCTTGCCTAAGTTTCCAAAAAGTGACTTTACGGCTGGCCCTAAGACACCCGAGGAATTTTTTCCGAAAAATTTTAGTCTTTAGGTAGTTATATCAATATATGTTCGTATCTTTAGGTTATGAAAAGAAAATCAATTGACATTGAGTCTTTGATGGAGATGGAGGAAAAAGGGTATGTGGAAGTCTATTATCCTAAAACCCTTCTCTCCCAGGATGTACCGGAGGGTAATATCCTTAGATGGTCTAAGAATTACCAGGACCTGGTCTACAAATACAGGAAAATCAGTATTGAGAAAGTCTTGGATTTCATCGACTGTGAGTATATGAGTAGTGTATTGATATCAGTAGACAATGAGACTAGTTCTATGACTTGGATATACTTGTATGCCAAAGATAAACAGGCACTACAGGACTACGATCTTTCCCAGTCTAAGGGTAAGTATGTCTATGTCTTAACTAATACCGAGTATCCGGGGATATGCAAGATCGGCAAGGCTGTCAATCCCGTGGATCGGATACATGCAATCAATGGTGCGGGTACAGTCTCGGAATGGGATCTCAAATTTGCACTCCCGGTCTTAAATGATTATAAGGTTGAGAACTTAGTTCATCGTCATTTTGAAGATAAAAGGAAAGGCACCCTTCAAGGGTCTACAAGGGAATTCTTTGAGGTCCCTTTAGATCAGGCCATAGATGCTGTGTTGTACTACGGCAAGGATTTCTTTAACGGAGAACCTATGTACTACTAGAAAACAGTTGTTTATTTGAATTATTCTTCACATCTTTAGGTATAGTTATAAGATATAAGATTATGAACCGAGGTACAGTAAATAATTCAGAGGATGTCCTGAAAGGACTCTCCCGGGGACAGGTCCGCCAGATCATCCGCCGGAATATGATAAGTCGTGTAAAGCCTTCTGGGAAGGTGTATAATAGGAAAAATAATAAAAAAGATTTGAATTAAAGGCTTGCCTCCTATCAGAAAAGTTCGTATCTTTAGATTATAATAAAAAGAAATAGGTTATGAAAAAGAAAAACAACATCATCATCGCAGGCTTTATCGCCGTTATCGCATTCACTGCCTTAGTTAAAGGGTTCATGTTCTTGTTCATCGGGTGCTTGTTAGTATCTGGGATGATCATCGGAGGGAATAGAGTATTAGACTTGATAGAGTCTGAGGGTCAGAAAAAAGACTTCAAAAAGGCTAACTTGATTAATGCAGGTTTGGGCTTGATCTTGATAGGGGGCGGGGTATTCCTCCCCGGTGCCTTGGGATTGGCTTTAGCCTTTGCCGGAGGGATCTTTGTAGGTTTGATCTTTGTGAATGCAATGTTTGATAAAAAGTAAAGTTCTCCTTAGGGAGAGTTTGTGAGAAAGTATATTAGTTCTTATATTTATATATGTTAGGTAGCGAACAAGTGTAATATAGTTAGATGGACGTAATGAGGGATGGTACCCGAGTCCCCAAGATTAGCGGTCACCTGTAATGGGTGGTCGTTGCGTCGTAAGGTTGTCTAATCCGTCATGAACGGTATCCGGTTCGAGTCCGGCTCTAACTACAAATTGCGGGGAAGATGAGTTGGTGCACACACAAGTCTCATAAGCTTGGACTAGGTTGGTTCGATTCCAACTCCCGCAACAACGGCCCTAAGTACACGGGATCGAAGCTCAGGAGGGCATACCATAAGAACTGCTCACTCATCCTCTGAATCGTTGGTCAGCCAAGTTGAGAATCTCTTGGGAGTTTTAAAAAGATTCAAATATAGTCAGGTGGTGGAAGGATTGGGGCGTTACCCAGTCGTGATAGACACTAAAAAACTGCAATGAGGTGTATCCAATCCTCACGTTAAACAAAAAGGGATTCAGAGCAGGAGTGCTGTAGACTTGTAGGTTCGAGTCCTACCCTGATTACAAAAATCGTAGTACCGCAAGGGAACAATGTAGGAGGAACATCTACAGTAGGTTAAGCGATGTCCTGCAACTATGGAAGATTGGCAGAGTGGTCGATCGCGGTGCTCTTGAAAAGCATTGACTGTAATAGGTCCGTAGGTTCGAATCCTACATCTTCCGCCTTTATATGTTCTCGTAGCTCAGCAGGATAGAGCAGCTCACTTCTAATGAGCAGGTCATTGGTTCGAATCCAATCGGGAATACAATATGTTAATACTTTGTATAAGTTTACAGATCTGTAATCTAATCATCTCGATTTCGATTTTTAGGAAGCTTGTTAAAACTAAAACACCGGGGAAGCAATTACTGAAAGATTAGTGGGTCATATTTATCAGTAATTATGGCACCAGCAAAAGGGAAAACTAAAACCACCTCCGTTATTGTTAAGTTTGCAAAACCGAAGGTTACTCGAAAAGGCATTCATGCTAAGACTAAAATGTCTAAAAATAAAAACTCAAAAAATTATTGTAAAGTCTCTAAAGGTCAGGGTTAATACTTGCTTCTTTCATGTCTTATTCGTATCTTTAGCTTATGAACTCAATATGGAGGATTATAGCTCTAAATTCAGAAGAGCAGATAAGTGGGGTTTGGAGATTATCCGATGATAAAAAATTTCATATCGGAGATACTACATCACATGGTCCTATAGTAGGATTTATGGTTAGTCGAGGTTCTATGTTAGTTAAGTGCGGTAAAGTTAGTCCGTATGGTATATCAGAACTCTCTCACACAGCCTTACTATTCTTACAACACCTTTCCTAAAAACCTTGCTATTTATTATTAAAGCACTTTTAAGATGAATAAAGAATTTACGAGAATGCAACACCTTGCAGGTATCCTTACAGAGAGTTATACTGCGCATTCGGAAGGTATGAAAGCCTCTAATATGCATAGCGACCCTAAAGAAGCTGCTATGATGGAGCCTCGAAAAGGGAAGATGAAAAAATCAGAATTTAAAAAGAAAATCAAAGAAGCAATCCTTGCAGAGGTTGATATTGATCTCAGTAATGTTAGCTCGGCAGCAGATCAAGCTTATGCGGATATGGATAGTATGGATGAGATTTCTTATGGAAGCATGGAGAGAATGGATAGTGTGGTAAGTCGTAATGATTTACAGGCTTTCCTTTTTAGTGTAGATAGGATTATGATGACACTTAGGGAGGATGGATTTGATGATGAGGACATTATCGACTACTTGACTGGATTACTTCCAACCCCTAATACATTATCAGAGGCTAAGAAGAAGAAAGAAAAAGAAGAGGATGTTGATATTGACTTGGGCACAGATGGGGAAAATATTGACTTGAATCTCGACGGAGAAGAAGGCATGGAAGATGCTAAGGTAGATATGAATATGGACTTTACTGGTGATGTTGATGCAGGATCTTCAGAGTCTAAAAAAGCATTTAGTGAATTAACAGACGCCTATCGTGCAGCTAAGGAATTAGGCGATGAGAAGTTGATCCGTCAAATTGCAAACACAATTACTTACTTTAATAAAAATATTATTTTAAAGCAAGGTTAATTTTATTCTTGATATTAAATACGGGGGATATCTTAGGGTATCCCTTTCCTATGTAGGTTAGATGATACTCTTATATGAATCCAGATACAGTATTTAGTCTTTTTGATTCCGAACCGGAGAACCAGGGGGAGAATCCTAACAAAGAAATTACAAATCTCTCCGAACACCCTTATGTGCTTATGGGGTTGTTTACCAGGATGATTATCAGGGGGGAGGAGTCTATACAAAACACTATTGAGTTCCTGAAGGCTATTAAAATGGATAGCTCTTTTGATTTTGAGACTAATACTGCATTTAGCAGGTATATGCTATATACAGCTGGCTTTAATCACCTATCTAAATTATCTTTAGAGGATCCTCTTCATCAGGATACACTCCTGGAGAAAGCAGGAGAGGATTTTTTAACTGCTTGTGATAAAGCAATTCAGTTCTTTCAAAGCAGGGAAGAATATGAAAAGTGTGCATTGATAAAGAAATTCAGTGATTTCATAAACTTTTCTCAAAATAAGTTGCCTTTGTAGTTTTTCACTTCTACCTTACGTACATGGGGTTTGAGAAAAAAGGGACAAGGGGATAAGAATAAGTTGGTTGTTTAAAGAATAGTTATTATATTAAGTATATGAGATATAGAGACCAAGTAAATATCCAATTAGATATATTGGAGAATAATTTAAGATCATTAGAGCAGATTGTTCAAACACAGCAGCCAGTTAAGGATTACCTACAGACTATTCAAAGGACTAAAGATGTTCTTGAGAGAGTTAAAGGACTTATTAGTATTGAACCGGTATCTAATCAAGAAATTTCGGCTTAATTATGAATCTATCTGCAGAACAAATTCAAGGTAATTGGGAGGAGTTTTTAAGTTATATTGACAGGTATATTTCTTCCCCTAGGAAAGAATCTTTAAGATCCTTCTATGAAGAAAGAGCAGAGCGTTTTATCTTAATGCCTGCTGCACATACAACTAAATACCACAACTGTTTCCCCGGTGGTTATATCGAGCATGTTAATCGTGTTATTAAGGCATCTTTACATTTCGCAAAACTATGGGAGAAATTTGGATGTGATATGACTACATTCACGATTGAGGAATTGGTCTTTGCAGCAATGAATCATGACTTAGGTAAGGTAGGGGATTCTGAAAACGATCTTTATATTCCAGGTCAGGATGAGTGGCGTAGAAAGAATTTAGGAGAAGTTTATACTTATAATACAGCAGTAGGATTTATGACTATCCCAGACCGTTCCTTATTCTTACTTCAAGATGCAGGTATCAAATACTCATTAAATGAAATGATTGCTATCAGGACTCATGATGGGTTATATGATGAAGCTAACAAGCCTTATTTAATTTCCAGAATGCCGGAAAGTAAACCTAAGTCTGCAATCGTTTATATTCTACACCAGGCAGACTTAATGGCTTCAGTAGTTGAGTTGACAGTTAATCCAGTCGAACAGCCTAAGTCAAAGCAATTTTCAATCTCAAAAGAAACAACAACTAAGAACCCAGTCACTTATCAACAAGCAGCTAAAAATAAAGCACTTTCAAATATAGGTAGTGAAGGTTTGAAAGGTGCTATGGATAACTTATTTAATTAATCATGACAGTATTAATCACCAGTCTCATCATCGCAGTTTTGGTTTTAAGTTACACGACCTTCAACCTACTCCGTAAAAACGAAAAACAGGAGGATGTTTTAGCGAGCTACTTCCTATATATGGATAAACTCTCTAAGATTATCGAACACAGTGATAAGCGTTTAAAAACTTTAGACACTAAAGGGTCTTTCGAAAGTGATGATGAGATCGGTTGGTTTTTTGAACAAATTAAGGTTATTCAAGAACGCTTAAATAACTTTAAAATAATCGATGGAGACAAAGAATAAAAATTACTTCACCCGTGATACCGAACTTGCTATCATAAGATACACTCTATCTGAGGACCAGGTGGAGAGAAATAAAATATACAGGGAAGAGATTCACTATGCATTATTTAAACTAACCCAGAACCTAATACATACCTTTAAATTTTATTACACAGAAGAGACAAACCTAGAAGATCTCCAGCACGAAGTAATAACTTTTATATTAACTAAGTTAGGTAAGTTTAATCCTGCAAATGGTACTAAGGCTTATTCATACTTCGGTACGATTGCTAAAAGATACTTAATCGCTTCTAACCAAAAGAATTATAAGAAGAGGATGGAGTTACTCTCTCTTGATAATTTAAATAGTGAGCAGGAAGAAGGTGAATACGTTTACGGGGATGTTTTAGATACCAATGGTGAACAGGCAGATTCAGTTATTATACATCCAGCAGATGAGATTTCCGAGTTCCTAGAATTATTTGTAGAGTATTGTACAGAAAATATTTATGAACTATTCCCTAAAGAGGATGATGCAAAGATTGCAGATGCTATCTTAGATTTATTTAGAAAGAGAGAGAAGATCTCAATCTTCAATAAGAAAGCTTTGTACATATACATCAGGGAGCAGATCGATATCAAGACTCCTAGAATAACCAAGGTAGCGAGCGACCTAGGGCAGATCTACAAGCAGCACTACGCTTTCTATCAAGAGAATGGATACGTGAATTTCTAAACCGTACTGCTTTCTATTTATAAAAAATAGACTAATTATGAGTTTAGATAAATTAATCTTTAAAAATAAGAAATTCGGAGATCTTTTAGAAGAGATTTACGATAATCAAAAAAAGAAGGAAAAGCAGATTTCAACTCTAATCTCTGAGCTAAGACCTTTGATACAGGATACAGGAGACGCTACTTTAATCGTACCTATGATTAAGGAGTATTTAGAGATCGGAGTTAAGAATGACGATCAATTGGTTAAGCTTGCAACTATCATCCAGCGCATAATCCAAAACCAGGAGTCTGCCACAGACTCTTTCGGTATTTCAGAAGAAGAGAGGGAGCAGTTGATGAAAGAAATTAACAATATTAAAGCAATAGGATAATGGATTTTGAAGTTGCAGTAGTTAAGGATATTGTACTAAACGACACTAGTAAATATTTCACTAACGTAGGGGAATGGAATGGTATAGGTACTGTATACTTTAAAAAAGTTAGGGGCGGAAATTACAAATCAGAAGGTTTCGCAAAACCATACTTTTCAAACTTTAGCAACTACCCCCTATTGGAAGAATTAGTATACATCTTCCCCCTCCCCTCCCCAGATATACAAACAAATAATTTCAAAGAAGTTTACTACTACATAACTCCATTAAGTATTTGGAATAGCACTCACCATAATGGAATACCTAATATCTTTGAAAATAAAGCGTTACCAGATTCTCAAAAACGTGATTATATACAAACACAAGCAGGAGCAGTTAGAAGGGTTGAAGACGGTAGTTCCGATATTATTTTAGGTCAGACTTTTAGAGAAAGATCAAATATAAAACCGGTAAAGAAATTTGAAGGTGATGTAATATTAGAAGGTAGACTTGGAAATTCTATAAGACTAGGATCTACTATACAACTTAATAGTAAAGCACTGAATAATTGGTCAGATGTAGGAACTACAGGAGATCCAATACTCATTTTAAGGAATGGTCAAGGAGACACAGGATCAGTAGGGTTCTTACCCACAGAGGAAAATATAAATCAAGATCCATCCTCGATCTACTTAACAACCACTCAGAAAATTCCCTTTCAAGTTGCAAGTACAAATTACTACTCTTATAAAGAAAACAAACCAACTCTTCCTAACCTTTATACAGGCAAACAAATACTAATTAATTCCGGAAGGTTAGTCTTCAATAGCTCTGAAGACCATTTAATGTTAAGCTCTAAAAAAACTATTAACCTAAGTTCAAATTCAGGATTAAATATTGATACAACCCAAGCAATCTTTCAGACTGAAAACATTTACCTAGGTTCAAAATCTGCTACTGAACCTTTAATACTTGGAGATGCATTAGAGGCAGTTGTTAAAGAACTAATTTCAATCGTACAAGATATAGCAGTACAGTCCCTCACTGCAGCAAATTCTGGAGGACCTATACCGACTTTAAATCAAAGAGCACCAGGATGGATTAATAGGTTATCTGCAATCAACACATCTATTTTTAAATCCAAATACAACTACACAGTATAATGACCCCTCAGGAATTAGAACAGCAAAGACAGCAAGAAGCTGAAATAAGAGCAGCAGAGAGGCGAAAATTTGCTTTACAAGCATCCCTTACGGCAAGAATTAATGTAGGTGCAGGACTTGTAGCGGGTCCTCTAGATAGAATAAACCAGACAATTAATACAAAAATAGAAGGTCTAAAATCTAAAGCAGTTTCATCACTATCAAGTCTAGCTTCTAGGTTAGGGATAGTAGGACTTGAAACCGGTAACCCTCAGTTACCAGACCTCTGCCCATCTCAAGAAACCTTAGATCAAGTACTGTTAATTAGGAATGCATTGGCAACTGATATCGAGAATACAGCAAAGTATGTTAACTTAATAAATACATCTCTTCAGACTTTAACTCCGATTATTAGTACAACCGAAGGAACTATAGATGTTGTAGGTTTGTTAAAGACTGCTACGTCATTAGCGAATAAATTTCTACCAGTAATACCCGGCGCAGCAGTTGCTCTAATAAGTGACTTAGATGATTTAAAAACCAATCTAACATTCAATACAGACGGTACTCCTAAGCTACCTGAATTAAAAAGAGCAATCCAGCTTGGTTCCCAGTACGTTTCTGGAGCAGCTCTAATACTACAGTCAATATTAGCATTACTTCAGGTTATAGACCTAGTACTTGAAAGATGTGGTAAGAAGCCAAATAAACTAGGGGATGATGTGAATACACTACTTAGTACAATTAAACTTGCTGAGACCTCTAATATACAATCAACCTACCAAGGATTCACGTTTGCTATCGTAGAGAAACCATTCAATAATAACCTAAATCAAAAGATTGGACAAGCTAAAAATTCACAAGGAATTGTATTACTACAAACAGAACCTTCATTCACCCAAGACCCTCAGGTACTCGTAGAGGAGTTAAAATTAATAATAAACAGAGATAATCTAAAAGCCAATTAAGAAATATTTATAAAAGATGGATATCAAAACATTAAAAAGACTAATTAAAGAAACTGTCAAAGAAGCAATCCAGGAAGAATTAAAAGATGTCCTATTGGAAGCCTTAAGATCCCCAAAATCAACCCCTATAGGAGTAGGTGGTTATGGACAAGTTACAGAAACATATGTACAGCCGCACATGCAGTCAATACCAACAACTCCTCCGATTAATACTAGGGAAAGGTATGCATCATTATTAAATGGTATGTTAGATTCTAGAAATGGAAATATGAATCTAGGATCGAACGACGCTCTTAATTTCGGAGCTTCACAAGAATACAGACCGCCAGTAGCTGCTAATACAGCTGCAGAAGGCTCTTCTTTGCCAGCAGGTGAGGTAAATCTAAACCAGATAATGGGTCTAATGACTAAAAAGTAATGGCATTTGGATTAGTCAGAATTGCCCCTATAGATCAGAATCCAAGCAAAGCGGTAGGGGTATCTTTGCCTTTCAAAGCCAATTCTGTATTTAAGCCAACATTCACAACTAAGGATGCTATTAGGAATAACTTAATAAATTTTCTATTAACCGGACCACAAGAAAAAGTTTTCAATCCTACTTTCGGAGCAGGGTTACGTAAATTTGTATTTGAACAAATGACGACTTTAGGGGTAACGGAGGTAGAAAATTATATTGCAAGTATTATACAGAAATATTTTCCAAATATAGAAGGGGTAGTTACAATACAAACCTCACCAGATTATAACACTGTATTTATACGAATTAACTACAGTATAGTAAATACAGGAATGATAGACACTTTAGAAATAAATTTAAATAATGGCTGAAAATAAAGATATAAAATATTTTAATAGGGACTTTGCAGGATTAAAAAACCTATTAGTAGACTTTACTAAAACGTATTTTCCAAATACGTATAACGATTTCAGTGCTACATCCCCCGGTATGATGTTCTTGGAAACATCCGCGTATGTTGGGGATGTACTATCTTTTTATTTAGACAATCAAATACAAGAAACATTCCTACAGTATGCAAAACAGGAAGAGAGTCTCTATAACCTAGCTTACATGTTAGGATATAAACCAAAAGTCACAAAAGCTGCCACAGTGGGTGTTGATTTCTACCAGCAACTCCCAGCTAAACTTTCAGGTTCTACCTACATACCGGATTTCGATTATGCCTTATATTTCCCAGAAAATACACAAGTGAGAAATATAGGAGGATCTTCTAATTTCTTAGTACAGGGTAATGTAGACTTCACAGTCTCTAGTTCATTAGATCCAACAGAAATCTCTGTATATCAAATATCTGCTGGAAACCCGCAGTATTATTTACTAAAGAAAACAAGAAAAGCAATTTCCGCAGAAATACGGACACAAACTTTTACCTTTGGAGCACCTCAATCATTCTCAACCGTTACTCTAACAACACCTGATATAATTCAAGTATTAGATATAACTGACTCGGAAGGTAATACTTGGTACGAAGTTCCTTACCTAGGGCAAGAGATGGTATTTAACAGTATAAAGAATACTAACCCTAATGATCCTAATTTATACCAAGACACTGATGCACCTTACATACTGCAGTTAGATAAAAAATCTAGACGCTTTGTAACACGTTTCAGATCAAATACTAATTTAGATATTCAATTTGGAGCAGGAACAACAGGAGATGTGGATGAAGCTATAACCCCTGATGCAAATAATGTCGGTATTGGATTACCGTATGAACAATCTAAACTAACAACCGCATTCGATCCCACAAACTTCCTTTTTACAGATACTTACGGTATTGCACCTGCTAACACAACCCTTACAGTTAGATATTTAACCGGAGGAGGTGTAACTGCAAACATAGAAGCTAGCACCTTAAACACTCTTAATACAACAACAGGAATTTCATTTACAGGGAATAACCTAAATTCAGCAACTGCAAACTATATTTTTTCTACAATCGCTGTCAATAATAATGAGGCAGCAGATGGAGGAGCAGATGGTGATACACCAGAAGAGATTAGACAGAATACCTTAGTTGCATATCAATCACAATTAAGAAACGTTACATCAAATGATTACCTGATCAGAGCATTATCAATGCCTTCTAATTACGGCTCAATTGCTAAAGCGTTTGTTGAACCAACAAAGGCAAGCCAGGTATCAATGCCCGGGGAAATCCCGAGTACGTTAACATTATACGTCTTAGGATATAATTCAAATAAACACCTAAGGTCAGTATCTGATGCAGTTAAACAGAACCTATCGACCTACCTATCTGAATATAGGATAGTGGGAGACAGAGTCACTATAAAAGACGGTTTTATAATTAACATCGGCGTAGATTTTGAAATAGTAGTTAGACCTAACTTTAATAATAATGAAGTTTTAATAAACTGTTTAACAGAACTTACAAAGTATTTCAATATTGAAAATTGGCAATTTAACCAACCAGTCTTACTAAAAGATTTAAACCTTCTATTAGATAAGGTACCAGGAGTACAGACCGTTAAATCAGTAAACCTAACAAACAAATCAGGAGAGGCTTTGGGATACTCAAAATACTCCTATGATCTTTCCATAGCAACACAGAACAATGTAATATACCCTTCTTTAGATCCAAGTATTTTTGAAGTTAAATATCCAGATACAGATATTAAAGGAAGAGTAGTACCTCTATAATATAGAAGAAAATGGCCATATATAAACTATTCCCATCCGCGGACGCAACTATATACTCAGCTTTCCCTGCAATGAATACAGGGCTGGATGAAATATTAGAAGGAAGTACATCTACAGAGGTATCTGCTTTGCAAAGTACAATACCATACCCACAAGTTTCTAGAGCGTTAATTAAATTTGATACAGCAGAAATCTCTGATATTTTTACTAATAACATTAAGACCTCTGCATGGCAGGCAAGCTTAAAATTGCTAGCAGCAAACGTAACCGGAATTACAGATACAACAACCCTTGCAGTTAATGCTCTAGCTGAAGACTGGGCGATGGGCACTGGTAAGTACGCAGATTCCCCTGAGACACAAAACGGAGTATCTTGGACATGGAGAAGCTCCTCAGGTAGTAATGCATGGACAACAACAGGCTTCACACCCGGAACAACAGGATCTTACAATCTAACTACAAACCCATACTCCGCAGGAGGAGGAGTCTGGTATACCGCATCACAAGCCTCGCAGTCTTTCAATTACTACAGCACTGTAGATCTTAATTTTAATATCACTCCTATCGTTAGGTTATGGAACTCAGGATCTATAAATAAATACGGTCTAATAGTCAGACAGACGCAATCACAGGAATTCATCGCATCAGTAAATAATACAAGTACTCTTAAATATTTTTCAAGAGATACACATACTATTTATCCTCCTTGTTTAGAGTTAAAATGGGATGATTCAACCTACAATACAGGCTCTTTATCATTATTAAGTACTACTCCTGCTATAGTCGCTCTAGATAATAACCCAGGAGTCTTCTACCCAGAATCAATAAATACCTTTAGAGTAAATGCAGGATTGCAGAACCCTAGGAGAGTATGGCAGACTGCTTCTCTTTATACAATCAACTATGCATTACCTCAAGCATCTTATTATGCCATTAAGGATCTTGACACAGATGAGTATGTGATTGATTTTGATACAACATATACAAAAATAAGCTGTGATCCAACGGGTAATTTCTTCACTGTGTATATGAATGGTCTAGAACCAGAAAGATATTATAAAATATTAATACAGAGTACCATCGGAGGATCTACTATAGTCTTTGATAATCAATATAATTTTAAAGTCGTAAATGGATAATGGCAGAAACAATTAATATAGAAATAGTAGGGTATAATAGAGTAGAATTAACTAATACTGTTAACACTGCTTTTACAGAGTTCGGTGCACAAGCTACCCCTGCAACATCAGAAGTTAGTAATAACGTAACAATACCTGAATTTTTCAGTACCTATAATACCCTCTTCTACCAAATACCGAAAACCGGAGAAACCGAGTCACACGAATACTTGGTTAAACAAAGCTCAGAATATATCGGAGGAGCCCCTATTAATTTAGAAATTGAAGCACTACAAGCAGAAATAACTAACTTAAGGCAGGAGAACTTGCAATTACAGCAAACAATACTTACATTAACCCCAGCACAATAATGGCTACACCAGTACTATTCCCTATATCACCACCTAACGCTACCGGACAAGAAATTAACCCGGTTGATAGTTCTAATATTTCCAATATCACATTACAGAATGTTTTTAATGTAGATACTGATATTATACAGGCTTATATCTATGATAGTTCTGAAGTACTACTGAGACAATTAGCAACAAACTATTCCGTCACAAGCGGGAGGGTTGCGGGGAGTAACATAACACAGTTAAACTTAGATCCCATCCAGGATTTAGCACAGAATGGATTCTCACAAGGAAGCTATCAGTTAAATTATAATTTCCTAAAACCAAGTATAGTTGGGAATCCCTTATTCTATATCTCTGCAATATCTTCTGATAGAACAGAATTAAGAATAACAAACTCCTCCTTCACGGAAGTACAAACACAAGCAACCTCAGAGACTTTAAAAGCAGCTTTAAATGCTGGAGATTTGTTTAAGGGACTTTATTTAGATTTTGGATCCGATACTCTACTTCTAGCAGTTAACGTAGGATACGATAACGGTACAATCCTAATAAAACTATACGAACCACTTCCCTCAGATTTAGGTAATAAGTCCAATCTTACCTTTGTAGAAAAAATATCTGAACCCGTAGCTTATAGTATTGAATACCCACAAGAAGAAATCTTCTTTGATGATAGAGTATACTTACAAGGACCTAATTTAAATATTAAATTAAGACAGGAAACAAATAACTCAACACAGTTTGAAAATCTCTCCACTTTGCTAAACGCACCTTCCGCTAGTCTAACAAACCAATTAAGAAGCATTTTAGTCGAAAGAAGAGCAGAATTAAACACAGATTACTCGAACTTTGAAAATTTTATATTCTTTAGTTCAGCAGAACAGAGATTAATAAATTTCTATTATAAAGCTTCTCAAATTGAGAATTACAATAATCAAATCACAACATTAAGTGCTTTAACAAACACTACAGAAGTATCTGCAAGTAAAGCAATATACCAGGAAGAAATTAATAAGCTTATAACTAATTTTGATGGTTATGATTACTTCTTATATTTCGAATCAAGTTCAACAGCATGGCCAAAATCTAATACAACAAAGCCGTATACTTTATTTTCAACAGGCTCCTCTCAAGTTTTAACCTGGTATGCTGATCAATTAGATTCCGGATCACTATATGATGAATTCAATCAGAATTACATTTACAATATTTATCCGAGCTATATTATAGAAGATGCTGATAACGATCAATTTAAATTATTTAACGAAGAGGTAGGTCAGATGTTCGATCAAATTTGGTTATACACCAAAGCAATCGAAAACAGACAAGATGGTGATAATAGTCTTTCAGGAGGTATTTCTATTGACTTAGTTGCAGATGCATTAAGATCTTACGGAGTAACCCTGTATGAAAGTAATTTCTCAAATGGGGATCTATACACATCCTTTCTAGGAATTTCACCAGGCGGTTCAACCCTACCCCCCACCGGGAGTGAGTTAATTACAAATTACGTAACTGCGTCTGCAGATACCACACCATTCAATGACGCTCAAAAATTAATATATAAAAGATTATATCACAACCTTCCATTCCTACTTAAGAAAAAAGGAACTCTTGCAGGATTAAGAGTTTTATTAAACTGCTTCGGTATTCCGGATACAATCTTAAGAATAAATGAATTCGGAGGTAAAGATAAAAATTCTAATACATGGGACAACTGGCAGTCAGAGTTTAACTACGCATTTAATACCTCGGGATCTAACTATGTTAGTTCTTCTTTTCAATTAAATACAAGCTGGGGAGCTACTAATAACAGACCAAGCGCAGTTGAATTTAGATTTAAAACACCGGGCCTACCTGCTTCAACACACTACTCTCAGAGTTTATGGTCTACTGATACCGGAGTAGGTTTAATTCTAAAATACACAGGTTCTAACGCAATATCAGGATCTTATTCAGGATCAACAATCAACCCTGAGTATCAATATGGCTTATTAGAATTCTACCCATCTTCATCAACCCTAGGAACTACTGCAAGTATTTACTTACCCTTTTTTGACGGAGGTTGGTGGTCAGTATTAATTAATAATAATGGAAGTTCTAACTTTACTGTATACGCTAAAAATAAAATTTACAACGGCGTAGACGGAAATATAATAGGGTTCCAAGGTGAGGCAAGTGTCACAGGTACTAACGGATGGAGCACAGCTACCAAGTCATTCTTTGGAAGTTCTTCTTTCTCTGCCAAACTATTCACAGGATCTTTACAAGAAGTTAGGTATTATAAAAATGCAATAAGTGAGAGTGTATTTGATGATTATGTAATGAACCCTAATTCAATTGAGGGTAATAATTTTACAAGTTCGGCAGATGACCTAGTCTTTAGAGCAACCCTAGGAGGTGAGTTATACACTAGTTCTTTTTCAGTACATCCAAAAGCTTCTGGGACATGGATAACAACTTCATCATTCACAGGAACGAATGCATATTATATAAAATCAACACCGTACTACGAAACAAATGTAGAGACAGTATTTTATGATCAAGTACCAGCAGGGATTCAAAATGCAGTATCAAATAAGATACACATTGAATCAATAACGCTACCGCCTTCCGGTGCAACAAACATTCCAGAAAACACAGTATTATCTCCTTTAAGATCAATACAGCAAACACCTTCTTCTAACAACAGTTTTACAAGAGATGTAAATTATGTTGAGATTGCTCTATCACCTCAAAATGAAATTAATGATGATATCAATTCGTCATTAGGGTACTTTAACATAGGGGAATACATAGGAGATCCTAGAGATATAAACTCAGACCTGCCAACTTATCCAAATTTAGAGAGTCTTTCAAATAATTATTTTCAAAAATACTCAGACTCGTATAACTGGAATGATTATACAAGACTTGCAAAATACTTTGATAATGCAGTCTTTAGAATGGTTAAGGATTTTATTCCGACAAGAGCCGGAATATCAGCGGGTGTAATTATCAAACAGCACCTACTTGAGAGAAACAGACAAAGACCTGCCCAAGTATCTTATTCACAGCCAGAATATACAGCCTCAGTTACTTCTGTAGCCAGAGACTATCTAACAGGGTCTATAGGGGTATTCACAGGTGGTACCGGAGGATCAGTTGATAACTGGGTAAGTATACCACAATCATGGTCTTCTTCTTTAAACACTAAGGCAGGTATTGTAAATCAAATCAATTCATCAGAGTATGAATTCTATAACGGAGAATATTCAGGATCGACTATTGATGTAGTTAATAATAAATTACAAGACAATCCATTACTTGGATCTGCTTTCAGGGTAAGTATACCGGATCTACAAAATTTAAATGTCGCTATATCAGGGGCTTTTTTTGAGAGCGGTAGCAACAATGAATTCAAAATCAATACATTACCTTTCACAATCACAACCAGTACTCTACCCATTTACAATACAGCAACATATACCTACACACCCGAGTATAGCGTAATCGCTGATGTAAACGTACTTTTAAAAGGAGCATGGTCTAATGAAGCAGGTAATGCAAGACTCTATGTTTATTTAGTGGAGAATTCTAATAACATATTAGGGTCAATACAAATAAGTAACACAGGTACTGGAACAGTAGAGATATTTAACGAAACACTATCACTGAGTAACGTTAGTATAAACGCCCTAAGTTCATACACAGTGCTGTATGTTTTCCAGAGCTTAAGTATAGCTCAACGAACCGTATCTCTATCAAGCTTATCCGAGTGGATAGTAACAGTAGACAACCTATCCGCTCAGTCAACTTACTACCTAGACCCAACAGTCTTCACTCAGCAGAACTTCCCGGGCAACATCAATCAATATTCAGATTACAACAGTTTACTAAATAACGTCTATTCTAACAGAGTATCAAATAAATACTATGATGTTGACTATAGTAACGACTTAACAAACCCAGTAAACTTTCAATCACTTATAAGTCAGTCAGCATTATACGCACAAGTACAAGATTCAAATTATACTCTTGGAAGTGCATGGGATAAAGGAAGATATTCAGGAACTAAGTTAACAAGTGCTACCTACAATAGGTATACCTCCGGAGATATTTCTTACGCAGAAGAAGCAGTAATTGATAATTACTCTGATTATTTCGCAATATTTTCAAATAATACATCTGCTGATCCTGAATACCCCGGAGGAAGTAATTTTAAATTAATCGCTATTTTAGATACGACTGGGCAGATTTTTTCATTGACAGGGGATAATCAATACCTAGGTTTCGTATCTAACATATTCAAAAAAGGAACCTCAGCAATCGCCTACGCTAAAGACGTAAGTAATCAAAACACAGCAACTAACTTAACTGTGGTAGAAGGCGGAGCTGTATATAATACAATTTTATATAAATCTGGGTCTAACAGTAGTAATGAGGGATTTATTGCAAACTACTCTTCTAGTCAGCCAGCCTACACAGCATCCTTTGTTATTGTAAGCGGACCTACTTTAAGAGATACCGGTACTGCGAATGTAGGATGGATCTACAGTTTAAATAACAATACATCATCACTAGGAGCTTTAGATCCTATCAGATCCTACGGTGTACCTTCGGGTAGTAATGTAGGTATTTATAACAAAAGTACAGGAGAGTACACAACTGCTTCTCCATACCCTTTCGTTGATGGAGCTTTATCTTCCAGTATCAGTCAACAAGACACATATTTTCCTCTACAGTCCAATGACTTTGTGCGTTTTGGATATGAGCCAGATAGCCCTTACGGTGTCGATGGGGCATTTGATACCGGAATCTTAACACAAATAAAAAGCATCACCACAGGATCAGATTATAATCAAACTAGTATTTTAGGAATTCTAAACCTAAACTCTATACCCGTAACTGCAAGACAAAACTACAGAATCTTCAGAAGAGTACTAGACGAAACATCAGTAGTAGTATCTACTAACCCTCAAATCAACATAACCTCAGGAGAGGTAGGTCTTCTAATACCAGAAAACTTTAATCCAAACTACGATCCAGTAGCAATAGCTAAAGCAGCTGGCCTTATTACATAAAAGTTCATACATTCACATATTTATAATATATTATGGCATACCTAAATAATACAGCAGTCACAGTTGATGCAATCCTTACAAAGAAAGGAAGAGAACTTCTTGCCAGAGGCGATGGTTCTTTCAGAATAACACAATTTGCATTATCAGATGATGAAATCGATTATACTCTTTATAATCCACTACAACCTTCAGGTTCAGCATTCTACGGAGAAGCAATTGAAAATATGCCTCTTCTAGAAGCATTCCCTGATGAGACTCAAATAATGAAATACAAACTTGTAACCCTCCCTAGAGGTACTGCAAGAATGCCAGTTTTAAATTTAGGTTATTCTGCAATCACTTTAAAGCAGGGTGCTGGTTTAGCAATCACACCACAGACTTTAAACTACCTTTCACAAACTTCATTATATGAAGCTTCCGGGTATACGTTTACGATCTCAGATGTAAGGATATTCAATAACTACACAGCAGTAGGTATAAATACACCAGAGGTCGTAGCTGCGAATTCAACTACTACAGTAGGTACTAACGTATCTAAGACAGTAATCGGAACTACCTTGAATATAAGTGCAACAACAGTAAACACGTTATTTGGAGGCAACACTTCCTTATCTGCAACCTTACAAGTAATCGGTAGAGATTCTGGAGCAAGATTACAAATACCAGTAACAATCGTTAAAACAAACTAAGATATAAAAGATGTCATATAAAAGATTAGACCCGGAAGATTTCTTGGTAAGCATAGATTCAGTAACAGCAACAGCTTGGTCAACTAATGCACCAATCTTAAGCACTTTTTTTACATCTTCAGTAACATCAACAAACGATGTATACTACAAGAATGTATTTCAAACAGGATCAACAGTATCAGGATCAGCAGTCCAATTTGCAATTGCTTACGGAAATAAACAAGGATCAGGAAGTGCAAACTTTAATGATCTAGTACCAGGAGTATCACCAACTAGAACGGTTTACGGACAATATCGTAATCTGGTTTACGGGGATGAGAATGCAAACTTTATTTTCGGAACAGTAACAGCATCTGATTTCTGGGCAATCAATATCGACAGAGCAAGATATAAAGAACACCTTTTAAAAGGTACTTTTAATCTAAGATTATCAGGTTCTTACAACCTACAATTAACAGATGATTCCGGAATGGTATCAACAGATACTTATTTAGATTGCGGAAGAGTATATCAAATCATCTCCGGTTCAAACGGAGTAGCATTCTCAGGAACAGGTTATTCTGCTTCGTCAGGATCTTATGGATTATTCTTACCAGATATTGCAACCATACTTCTAAATCCTTTAGCATTATCACAATCAATCAACCTTGAACCTACAAGATCATCTGATATTAATGAAGACAATATCGGTAGATTATTTAGAGCAATATCAGGATCCAGTGCAGCTTCCTTCCAACTAAATAGTGAAGAAACTGTAACATCTGATTTTGTATTTGTGAGATCAAGAAATGCTGAATTTAACTACTCAGAAAATCCATCATTTATCTCAGGATCAACCGGAGATGTTTTATACAGTTCCTTTATTAATTCACCGCAGACCTACATTACAACTGTAGGATTCTATAACGATACCAATGATTTATTAGCAGTAGCAAAATTGTCTAAACCTTTAACTAAAGACTTTACAAAAGAATCTCTAGTTAGAGTTAAGCTTGATTTCTAAAATGAATGAGCGCATACAAACAACTACTAGCTTCCGACATCATAGTCACTCCCTTTGAGGTAAATAAAGGCTTTACCTTTAGGGGTGCTGCTGCGTTTACAGGGTCGGATGTCGGTATTGATAGATTTCTAGGACAGAATATACAAGGTTTATTCTCCTTAAGCGAAAGTACAACCGGGCAAGTAACTTCTGAGTATAGCAGGTTAATTTATAATTCTATCAAAGAACTGTACTTCTCCAACTACCTTAGTTCGAGTTATGGAGATCCAGTATCAGTACCTTTTACAATACCGGGTAATGATGCAGCAGGTAATGTTTTAGTAGGATCAGCCTCAAGTGCTGGGAGGTATGAGAATTACCTAGAAAATACATTAACATACGAAAGATACTTTCCAACATCCTCAGATGCAATTATCGGTGTTGTTTCGATACCAAGTAAGTTATTTGGAGAGAAAATACAGCCAGGCTCATTTAGGATGCAAGGACCGTCAGGGAGTGTCACTGATGATGGAAATGGAAATTTAATAACAGTCGGGAATGAGATCTGCGGAATCATTACATACCAGCACGGATTAGTAGTAATAACCTCAGATGCATCTTCAGGATCTCTTTACGGATTTGCAAACTACGGAGTTGATACCTATGGGGGTAATGATACTAATTTTATAACAAGTTTCATAACCAGCAGTAACGTCACCTGTTCTTTTTCTAGCTCCTACACTATTTTTGAAACCCAATACAAATGTACAGTAGATGCTACTGAATATAATTTTAGCCTAAACCCAAGCTTACTTTCAGGATCATCAGAAGGAATAATACATGATTTTGCTGCAAGTTCATATTTTAATCCTTACGTTACAACAGTAGGGCTTTACAATGAAGCACAAGATTTGATTGCAGTAGCAAAGCTCTCAAAACCATTACCGTTAAACAACGTAACAGATACAAACATAATAATCAATATTGATAGATAAAAATATGCCTAATTGGTTTTACGAAAATAAAGAAGTTACAGAAGAATATCAGTTCGATGAAAAAGCAGTTGGGTTTGTTTATATGATAACACATATTGAGACTGGTAAGTTTTACATCGGTAGAAAGATATTCACCAACACTCTCACCAAGAGACTAACAAAGAAGGAAATCTCAGAACAATCCGGCCCAGGGAGAAAACCTACTAAGAAAAAAGTCAGTAAGGAATCTAACTGGAGAGAATACTGGGGGTCCTGTAAACCACTCCTTGCAGAAGTTAAGGAGATTGGAGAAGATAAATTTAAAAGGCAGATTTTAAAGTTGTGCTTTACTAAAAAACAATTAACTTATTATGAAATTGCATACCAATGCAAATATGACGTACTTGAAACAGACTCATACAATGATAATGTAATGTCGAGAATTTTTCGAAAAGACTTGCTCTTACCCGGTTAAGTTCTTATATTTAATTAATGATTAATCATCTACTAGTAAATCTAGTAAATAGTGTTATAGGAGCAGGGAAACCTACATCAGGGGATAATTATTCTTACCCATGTCCTTTCTGTAATCATTACAAACCAAAGTTAGAAGTTAACTTTAAGGAGAATGAGGAAGGGATCAACCACTGGCATTGCTGGGTCTGCAATAAGAAGGGTAAAAAATTAGTTAGTTTATTTAAAGCCGTTTCTGCTCCTGATCACAAAATTCAAGAACTTAAGTCTTATGTTAAGATTTCCTTTCAAGAAGAGCACGGAGTTAAAACAGAAGCATTAGCATTACCTAAGGAGTATAAAGCACTGTATGATGCTGATACTAAGGATGTTACTGTTAGACAGGCTCTCCGTTATTTAAAAGAGAGAAATATAACACCAACTGATATCAAGCGTTATAACTTAGGATACTGTGCATCAGGTCGTTACAAGGATATGATTATTATTCCTAGTTACGATGAACATGGAACCTTAAATTACTTTGTAGGCCGTAACTTCGGGCCTACAGACATTAAATACAAAAACCCACAAGCATCTAAAAATATTATCGGTTTTGACTTACTAATCAACTGGGATAGTCCGATTGTATTATGTGAAGGAACCTTTGATGCAATGGCAATCAAGCGAAATGCTATTCCACTCTTAGGTAAAACATTACCTGAAAAATTAATGAAAAAGATAGTATCTTCTAGTGTTAAACAAGTTTTCATTGCATTAGATGATGATGCACTAAAACAAGCCTTAGAGTATTGTCAAACCTTATTAAACCACGGCAAAGAAGTATTTCTAGTTGATCTTAATCAAAAAGATCCTTCCGAGCTTGGCTTCACAGAATTCACTAAATTATTACATAAAAGCCTACCGCTTACCTTTAGGGTATTGATGGAAAAAAAGTTTCAATTATGATTGAAAAAAACGAAAACGTAAAAGACAAAAGAGTTCAAAGGTTAATCCATCCAGATTCAACCGCTCGTCAAATCACTTTGCAGGACTCTAGATACTACCAGAGAAAAGAAGGGCTTTACTATCCTTCTGTAACTACTGTACTATCATACTTCCCCAAAGACAAATTTTTTGAAACCTGGTTAAAAGAAGTGGGTACAAACGCTGATATCATCATGAGACGTGCCGGGGAAGAAGGTACCCAGGTTCATACTGCTGTTGAAGCTTACTTAAAAGGAGAGGAAGTTCACTGGTTAAATGAATGGGGTACTACTAAATACAGTCTTAAGGTTTGGCAGATGATTTTAAAATTTGTTGAATTCTGGGAGACTTACAAACCAACATTAGTAGAATCTGAGGTTCATATCTTCTCTGATGAATTAATGATTGCAGGTACCGCCGATTTAATCGTTGAGATTGAAGGGGAACTTTGGTTGCTTGATATTAAAACCTCAAACGCTATTCATGATACTTTCGACCTACAACTTGCCTGCTATGCAACCGGCTGGAATGAATGCTTTGATAGACCAATTGACCGCATGGGCATTTTATGGCTAAAAGCAATGACTAGAGGGGAAAGTAAGAAAGCAGACAAGATGCAGGGTAAAGGATGGGAGATTAAAGAAACAACAGAACCTCTAGAAGAAAACAAAAGAATCTTCAAGCACCTGTATGAAATCTTTAAAATAAAACATCCAGAACTTAAACCACACACAGAAATATTACCTACCAGCATCAAACTGAAAGGATGATATTTATAACATATGATCAAGCTTACCTCTCTTTTAAAACAAATCCTAAATGAGGGCGGTAATGTTTTTGGAACAACCGCATCAATTAAAAAAGAAAACATAGAACCTACAATGGAGAAATTTGTAGAGGTACTTGGGGATATTTTTCCTAGGAAGGCCTCTACATTTAAATCCTTTGAGAAATTAGGATCTGCAGGAAAAAAAGATATCTCCGGAGACATTGATTTATCTTATGATGTAAAAAACTTCATGAATGGTGATAAACCAGACTTTGAAGGATGGGGTATTGACCCTATAGAATTTAACCAACTATCTGAAAAGATTGCTAAGAGAGCAAGGACAGCTACTCCAACCCAGGTTGCACTAAGAGCAATGCTGGAACTTATAGCAAATAGAGTTAATGAAGCAACCGCAACGATTGAATCAGATCCTAAATCTGCTTCTAACGGTTCTTTATTTTTTGCCTACCCTCAGTACAACCAAGTAGGAGAGCAGTTACCAGAAAGCGTTCAAATTGATATTAACGTAGGGAATCCAGAATGGTTAAGATTCAGTTACTATTCAAATCTCTATAAAGGCAACGTTAAAGGCCTGCACAGAACCCAACTACTTGTAGCTTTATTCACAAACAAAGGCAAAGTCTTCAAACACGGACAGGGGATCCTTGATAAAGAAACTAGGGAAGTAGAAGCAGAAACTCCTAAACAGACTTTAGAATTAATGAATAAGCTTTACGGAACTAATATTACTCAAGATGTTCTTAATGATTATTTTGAATTAACAGATTATTTAAAATCTAATATATCAGAACAAGATTTAAATAATATTTACGATACGTACTTGAAAATCCTAGATTCAACCAGGGCAGATATCCCTGAAGACCTTCAAGACTATTGGATTAAAAACCAGGAACGTTTAGGTTTAAAAGGTAAATTCTTACCAGATGATTCTAACTTAGTAAAATATAAAACAGCATAATGTCAGGTTCAGCAGGAGGTAATCGCATACCAAGATCAGCTGTCGAGAAGACAGTTCAGGAATACATTGATAAGGTATTAAGTAAGGTACCCGGCTTTAAATCTGCTAAGGTTTCCGGCTCTTATAATACTTCCGCCAAACAAGACTTTGGTGATATCGATTTAATTACTTCTTTTGAAGGAGAAGACAAAAAAGAATTTAAAAAGCAGCTTGCCAAGTACCTAGAATCACTTCCGGACGATATAATCGTTCCTTTCAAGAGTGAGAAGTACAAGGGTAAGAAAACTATGAATACCGGAGAGATTGTAACAATCTTATATCCTATTGCAGGAATGCCCGGTGAATTCGTTCAAGTTGACAACATAATTGCTTTATCAGAAGAAGAAGGTGATTTTAAAAAGACCTTCTTAGATTATCCAGCAGAGATTCAAGGTTTGATTCTCGGGCTTGTTAAAGTAGTAACTCTAGAAGAAGATCCTAATAAGGTACTTACTAAGATGGGTATTAAGAATATACCCACATTAGAACCAAACCAAGAATATGAATTTAATTTATCTTCAGCAGGTTTAACTCTTAGGATTGTAACCCTAGATGAAGATTATAAACAACTTGATAGAACAGAGGTTTGGAAATCAAGCAACTGGGCTGATGTAAAAAAACTACTTTCTGATTATAATATTGACCAATCATTCAAGGATCTAGTTGCTGATCTTAAAAAATTAAAAAATCCTAGATCTAAGAATAGAATTAAAGGCATTTTTAAATCAATGGTATCCATTAAGTCCGGGGAAGTTAATACTCCTAAAGGAGATAACAAGCAGATGGCTTTAGACACTGTTGCAACCTTGGAGGAAAAATACGGTTCATTTATTGTAGATTTAATTAGACCAATCTTAGAAGCTGAAATTGGAAAACAGACTATTGCAGTATTCCCAGGAGCATTTAAACCACCACATGCCAGTCACCTAAAAGCAATTCAGGTAATTGCACCCAAGGTTGATAAAGTTTATGTTTATGTTTCAAAACAACCAAGAGTAAAGGAAGGACAAATACCAGTCGATGCAAGTCAGGCAATGGCAGTTTGGGAACTTTACAAAGACAAAGGCTTAATTCCAAGCAATGTTGAGATTAAATTAGCACAGAACCCAACTCCGGTCTTGGATGCATACCAAGAAATGGAAGCACATCCGGAAAATAAATACCTTGCCGTCTTTGGAAAAGATGAGGAAGATCGTTGGAAGAGTGTTGAAAAGAATAGAGAAAAATACGGGCACGTAACTCCGGTTAATATCGGGAACCTAAAAGGATTATCTGCTACCGGATTAAGAACCGCACTTAAAAATAGAGACCTAGCAGCTATTGAGACCTTCTTACCTAAGGGGGTAACCGTTAAAGAATACATTCAGGCTCTCTCTAAAGGAAAGAAAGAAGATCTTACAGAAGCATACAAACAAGTACAGCAGAAACCAAAACCATACATCGTGGAACAAGTTAATTTTTACGCTGTAGAGAAAGAGTTAGATGAGATGTTTAATGATTTAGATGTTGATATTAATTTCACTAAACATTTTAAAGAAAGAGTTCTAGAGAGGG